CCATTTTGGACACTTTCAAAACGTCAGGGCATATTTGGATACAATCATCGTTGGGGAATCCCGAACAGGTAAATCTTCAACCGCAGATGCTCTGAGAAAGATATATGGATTAGGTACATTCACATCCTTAGCAGGTAATTCAGCAACCATACCAGGACTGGTAGGAGGCTCAAATAAAACCGCTAATGGGTACCAAACCAGAGCAGGTATTATTCCACAGAATCACAGAGGGTTAGTAATCTTTGAAGAATTTGGTAAATCAAACAATTCTGTCATTACTGAGTTGACAGACATCAGATCTTCAAATGAAGTACGGATCACCAGAGTCGCAGGAACGATCACACTACCGGCAATGGTAAGAATGATATCATTAACCAATCCAAAGAACGTAGGTGGACAAATAAAAAGCGTAGCTTCCTATCCTAACGGAATCGCTGTGCTAACAGAATTAGTAACCTCTGCTGAGGATATAGCCCGATACGATTTAATTTGTGTACTGGCAGACAAAGGGAATAGTAAAATAGACCCCGATTGGAAACCAGAAACCCCTCTGGATACCAGAGTTTATCGAGATCGTATTCGTTGGATATGGTCCAGAACAGCAGACCAGATACTAATTGACAGATCTGTAGAATTGCATATTATAGAACGCTCAAATACTTTGAATAAGACTTACGAAGGTCATATCAAAATCTTCGGAACAGAGGCTTGGAAAAAGATAAGCAGATTAGCAATTGCAATCGCAGGTTATGTTGTTAGCACAGATGCTTCCTATGAAAACATTATTGTTAAAAAAGAACACGTTGATTTAGCAGAAAAAATCCTAGTCAGTCTATACGATAATTCGACCTTCAAACTCAAAGAGTACATCGCTTTTGAAAAGCAATTCACTCATATTGATGAAGAGGGTGTAGCATTACTACAAGACATTTATGACAAGACCCCCATGTTAATACTCCAATTGGAGCAAAGCGCCTCGACAGGACGACAAATCCTTCTGGCAGCTACGGGATTAACCACTGAGGAAATGAATAAAGCTCTGACTAGAATGACTAAAGGATTATTCGTAAAGTACAACAATTATGATATTGTTCCAACAGAACGATTCAGATTAGGACTTGCACGGATCAACAAAAAGACATTCGTCTCAAAGGTAGGTGAAGTTAATGTTGAAATATAAATGGACCAGTCTTGATATTGACAATGAATTTAGCTTTAGAGTATTCAACAAAACTTTCAGTAACCTTGGGGAGCCTAAAAAGAACATCATTACTCTGGATACAGAAACAACTGGATTACACATCATAAATGACAAACCATTTCTCATTCAATTTGGGTATGTTGATTTTACAAGACTCGATGGTTATACATTTGCGATTGAAGTAAACAGCATTTACTTTAACAGAGTAATGATGAAACTTATAGGTTGGTGCCGCTGGAACAAAGCAACTATAATAGGACATAATCTAAAATTTGATCTGCATATGCTGGCAAACATTGGACAAGATATAACGCAGTATGAAGAACTCAAATTTACGGATACGGCCTTTTATATCAGATATGCACATGACTCACTTCATATTTCTGAAGGGGGCCCACCTATGAAACTAAAAGAATACGCTACAAAGTATATAGACCACACCGCAAAATTACATGAACAACTTTTGAAAAAAGAAAGATCAGACATTGCTAAAATTTATAACTTCCAACTCAAACGAGCACTAGGTATCACAATGAAAGATATGGCTAAGTATTTCGGAGACACAATCTACGAAGTATCAGATCTTCCAGAGCAATATCAAATACCATATTTGGCTTGGAGAGCATCGCTTCCAGCATATCTTCAATTGAAAGTACAGACTGTTGTAGAAGCAGATATGATTAGATACAGTGACCTGGATCGAATGAACCTAATCAAGTATGCACATCTGGATATCGTGTACACCTTTGAAGTATACTTCAGTCTCGCTCACGTCATAGAAGGACGACATCAAGAAATCGCTATTGAACTGGAGAACAACCTAATCGTACCATTATTTAATATGGAACGAACAGGCTTCCTGGCAGATAAGGAATATCTTGAAAAGTCCAGAGTCAAACTAAAGACTTACATAATCAAACGACGTGAAGAACTCTATGTTGTAGCTGGGCAATACCTAAAGGTATCACAGAATGAACTGATCAAAGACTTACTCAATGACAAGTTCGAAGTTGAATGTAAAAGTACCGGTGAAGAAGAATTGAATCTGTTAAAACTAAACCTCTTCAAAGATGATCCTGCAGTTGATTTTATAAATCGGGTACAGGAATTACGAACTTTGGAGAAATGGTACTCCGCTTACATTTTACGATTCCAAAAGGATCTCAAAACTGGAGATAGGTTATATACAACTATCAACCAGGTCGGAGCCGTGTCTGGTAGAGTCACCAGTGACTTCCAACAATTTCCAAAAAAGGCCATTTCGACTGTAGATTCCAAGGAGTTATTTAAACCCCGAAAAATCGTTAAAGCGCCATATGCAATAGGTTATCTGGACTATTCCCAGATTGAACTGCGCATACAAGCCTTATACACCATGCTTTTGGGTAAACCAGATCTGAATATGTGCAGAGCATACATGCCTTTTGATTGTACAGAACGTAATGGAGTATTCTATCTTAATGAATCTCCAGAAACAGAATGGCATCCTGTCGATGTACATTCAGAAACAACCAAAGCAGCAACCGGCTTAGATGAATCTCACCCAGATTTCCAAAAACTCAGAACTGACATTGGAAAGAAAGTAAACTTCTCTAAGAATTACGGTGCTCAACTAAATCGGATCAGAGAAATGTTCCCAGAAAAGTCATTAGAAGAATGTGTCAAAATTGACAAATCTTACTATACAGCTTTTCCCGGTATTCGTGAATATCACAAATACTGTAAGGAACGTGCAAACGGATTCAGTAATACACAGTCGTTGTTCGGTGTCCGATACTACAATGTATCCGGACACAAACTAAAAAATCTACTTATTCAAGGGAGTGCAGCTCATCTACTTAAATTTAAAATAATTGATATTTACAATCTCATTAAAAATGAGGGGAAACATATCAAGATGCAAATGCAAATACACGATGAGCTAAGCTTCGAAATATACACAGAACAAGGTTTTCAATTCATACCTCTAATCAAAGCAATTATGGAAGATTGGCCTGAGTCCAAAATTCCAATTATCGCTGAGTATGAAGTAACCAAAACTAATTGGGCTGAGAAAGGAAAACCTAAGCTATGAAAGAATACGATTATATTCTGTCCATAGACCCATCTGGATCATTCCACGAGGGTCAAGGAACAACCGGCTGGGTTCTGGGAAACAAGTTCGAAAAAGTTCTGGACAGAGGCTTTATCACAGCTAAGAATTTCTCTACACCAGAGGAATACTGGCGAGCGCATAACATACTAATTGCTTCTATGGCTGACCATTACAAGGATAAACTTGTGGTCGTCATGGAAGACTATCTGTTGTATCATGATAAAGCTGCTGCTCAGATTAACTCCCGAATGGAAACATGTAGACTCATTGGAGTCATGCAGGTATTCTGTTGGGAATCTGGAATAGACTATGTCTTCCAACGTGCAGCCGATGTTAAGAAACGCTGGAGTAACGAAGTCTTAGAAGAAGTGCATATCTTAGAATCATTTCAAACATTCTACCGGTTGGTAGAAGACGGTAAGAAAATAAATCGACATGAAATCGATGCAATGCGCCACATGATTCATTATGCACATTATAAGATTAAGAAGCCAGAACCAGTTGCTACTAAGAAACCTAAACAAATGACGTTTTATAACTACCGTGATAAACCATGGGAAGGAGATAAACATGAGTAAACAAAAATCAAGATTTGAATATGTCAAAGACGACATCCCCGAAGAAATACCAGAAGAAGATATGCATGTAAGAATGCAACATGTCTTTGGTATAGAAGCTGAACCGGATATGCTTACTGAAAAGCAAATCGAAGATGCTGGTACATACTACCAAAGGAATTTCGAAAAAGGACTCCAAGAACGTATTGATACAGTAGCCGTACACATGGGACGAAAATCACCAGTAGTAACTTGTGACAAATGCGGTTACTACCTAGCAACTAATCAAGTAGTAAAGGCACCATTTTGTTTAAAACGAAATCAAGTTCTATTTGGGTTAATAGGTTGTGACGAGGGCGAAGAGAGAAAGATCGATATCATTACAGAAAAGCAATGGGACGAGACGCCAGATACTGAAAAACCACAACTCTATAAAGCAGATAGCGGTAAAGCTGAACTTCGTTTAGCCCCATCACAGATTATGCACTATATCGCTATTGCTAAAAAGTTTGGTAATGATAAGTACAAGGCACCAGATTCCTGGTTAACCGTAGATCCTTACAGATGGGTGGATGCAATGTTAAGGCATGCTTTAGCATTTGCTGCCGATCCATTATCATTAGACGAGGAATCGGGCTTACCTCATTTATTTCACTTAGATTGCAATTGTGCATTCCTCAGTGAATTTTATAAGAGAGGAGCATTCAATGACGATAACAGTAAACCCAGATGATGAAAAATATCTGGCAGAGTACAACAAAGGATTTGATTTCTCAGCAGCTAATGCTGGAGTATTAGACCTATCACAATTACCTATTGAAATAGCAGTCCAACAGATAGACCAGTATCCTAATGAGGCATATGCGCTCATTCGTAAAGACGGTCTTGGTGGATCAGACGCTAGTTCTGTACTAGGTGTAAGTCCTTACACTACAAGACAGCAACTGGTCGAAGAAAAATGTAGAGATCATCTTACAAAAGATGAGAAAGCCATTGGCTTAAAAGACTCAGTCCGTAAAGGTGCGGATCTGGAACCTATGGTTATCTCAAAGGTTGCTGAGATTCTAGGTAAACGAATTATCAAACCAGTAGACATGTATGCCATGAAAGATTTCCCTTGGCTCAAGATCAACTATGATGGTATTGTAGATAAGGAATTTACTGAAGGTGACAAGTATGTCTATATCCCAGCAGAGATGAAAGTCTGCACGACTTTTGGATTCAAACATTATGATTTTAAGAAAGCTTGGTTCCAGGAAGGAATCGGATTTTTATCAATGCCGGAAAACTTCGGTCTGTCTACAATGAACACTATTCAAACTAAGGCTGCACAATACGGTATTCCACCGTATTATTACACCCAGGTTCAACAACAGATTATGGGAGCCAATGCACCATTTGGCTATCTATGTGTAATCTTTGAACGAGACTGGCGTGTATATATCTTCGTAATCTGGAGAGACGACGTTGTAATTCAGAATCTTATTATCGAAAGTAATAAGGTCTGGGAATTAATCAGACGTGGTCGTAAACCAGATTTCGAAATGAAACTACAGGATCACATTGCTAAAGCAATTGCTGCACCTGTAGTGGAGGTACCGCCTTATGGAACAGAATAGTTTATACCCGTGTCAGCAAGCTGTCTTAGAACATAAGATCATAAAGACAAAAACTAATGATATCTTTAGTCCAGAATTTGGTTCGACAGGAGTAAAATGTTTGATCTGTCACTGCGGAACATACATTACGCATAACTCTAAAGAAACTATTTCGAATGAACAATTGATATCTGCAATAACAGACATGTGCAATGCTTGCTGTAAATACCAAAACGAAAAACCCCGGTCAACAGGTTGGGTAATTTGCCCGGACTTAGTTGAATCGGATGGCCGTGCATTACACGTGCCTAAGTATAAATAATAGAAAGGAGAAAATTATGGCAAACGACGTACAAGAATGGACTCTAACATATGAGTTCAAAGAAATTTCCAAGAAATTGGAAGAAGCATTAGCGGTATTAAAGATAACGCAAATGTTCGTAGACGGAGGTCCTAGCAACGTTGAAGATCCAGTCAACCCTGAGCCAGAAAATCATTATCAAAAGATCAATCAGATACATCGTATAACAAACGACGTTCTGGAAGCCGCAACAAATCTTCAAAGATCTTTAAGATAAAAGAACGGAGTAGCAACTAACAATTGCTACTCCATTTTTTTTTACTTACATCCTTTTTTCGGCATCATTTTCTTTGTCGGTTTTTTCTTCTTAGCCATAAACTTACCTCCATATTCTAAATTCATTATTTATTTTAGCTAACCTTTGACGAGTGTCAAGGGTTGTTACATTGTGAATCTTTTCAAGCGGTACGAAACGTCTGTATCGTAACTGATTGATAAGAGAATTAGTACGACCCTGCATTCTACGAATACTTTTGTAGGTTGCATAGTTATAGTAATTCGTTTGAACACCATAGTCATTCTGATACAATGGTGTAACAACTCCAGCTACTGAAGAGGATTTATACTTCTTCGATGTAGTGGCAAACTTTGTTCCCCCGACATCTGTTGTTGGGATCATAGGTGCGCCAGTTATTTTATAACCACCGAAGGTACCAGTCTTGTATTTCTGGGTGACAGATGCAGACGTTGCCTTGTCTGTTGCCGGTACGAACTGTTGAGATGTATCGTCCCAAACCATATCTTGTAGGAGCCGTTTGTAATAAACAACTTCGTCCCATGTAAGATTCTTTTGGTTTAGACCGACATCGCCAGAGTATTCTTCAGCCGGTACGAACTCACCAAAGTTTGCATCCCACTTTTCATCGAACAGTTTGTCACGATAGTAAACAACTTGTTCCCATGAAAGACCTTTAGTGTTAAGCATACCTGGCAATTGATTACCATCTTTAACAAATGTACGTTGGTTAGCATCCCAGACTTTACCCAGATATTTCTTCATATCTGAACAGAGCTGAGGCCAATCACCATCGTCTAAATTGTAATCTTTGTTCAGACCACCAAGTCTAATCTCACCTATTGGTACAAAATCTTGTACGTTAGCATCCCAAACTTTTTGTTTGTATTCGAGCATTACATCTTTGAGCTGTTCAAACAATAAAGCTTTAGCTTCTTTATCATCTGATTTGAAACCTTCGAAAAAGAAATCGTTGAGTCCACCTTTGCTGAGTTCGTCTAGGTCAACAGTCTTACCAGTGTTAGCATCATAGACTCTACCTTGTTCTTTTAGATTGTCTTGGAATGATGCAAAAGATTCAAACTTAACTGTACTCGGTGTAACACTTAACGCACCGAATAAGTCTGGCAATACCATTGCAGTTAATAGACTTAATGAACCACCACTTTCAGAAGAACGAAATTGTCCATTCTGATTTGTAGTTACGATACTTGGGTCTTGTTCACCAGCGTCTCTCAAACGTTGTGCGTACTTAGGTGCCATCTGAGAATATCTAATTACCAATGGCCCGAATATTGGAACATTGTTCCAAGTCAGTAATGACTTATACCATTCATCTGTCGGATTAGCTGACCAGAATAAATTCGGATCAAACAGATTAGGTATACCGGCGCCATAGTTTGCAATTGAATCTATCATAACCTGTCTTACAGGTGTAATGGTTTTTTCAATAAACGCATTTGGTGTATTGTACCACCAACCTAGAGCAGACATTGCTGAAGGATTCAACTTCAATGTCCAACCAGTAGCCATATCTAAGGTTGTGGTACCATTAAGCATAGCTGCTTGTAATGACATATTATACTTATAATCATCAACATCTGTTTCGTTGAAATCCCATGAAGTCTCACCCATGATCTTTTCAAACATGTTAATCGCAACAGGATTATCATCTATTGCTTTAAGCCAGAACTCAAGGTTATTCTTTTCAAAGAATGCAAACGGAATAAGTAACTCTGAAGTTCTCATTGCGTTAGACTTCATCATATAGTTGAAATGCGTGTCTGAGATACTGCTGAATATCTCATTCGCAGTATAACCATTAGCTTCCATGTCGAGGTAATGCCCCAGTCTTACGACACGTTCTGTAAAACTCATAGGACTGAGCATGGTGTCCACCATCATATTATAGACGTCATTGATCTTATCATGGACCGGCGCGTCTTCCCAGACTTTCTTATCCAGAATGGCATTAGTCGTATCTGCATAAGCTTTACGTTCAACTTCGCCCAGTTTAACAAAACGTGCTTCAGAATATTTGCGGATTTCCATGAATCTGGAGAACGCCATAGGAGGAGCTTTTACTTTACTATAGAGTGAGGTAAGCATATCCGCATCCATACCTTTGGCTGGGTCCTTAACACCTAATCGAATGTTACCTTCAGCGTCTTTCAAGGCATATTGTCGTTTGGCAACTTTATCAATATGTCTAAATTGTTTTTGAAGGACATCAGACTCATTACCAAAGCCAGTAATAATTCCGTGTAAGGTAAGGAACTCGTCTTTAGATAACGCAACTTTATTACCCATCATGCGGTAATAACCATCAAGATTGTAGGTATCTATATGTCTGCTCCCAGGAGAAAATGTATAGATGTCTTGTAGTACTTGATTATACTGAGTCATCTTTTTCAAACCTTGCACTTGATAGCCAAGTGTACCTAATGGATCTCCATTAGCCATCATCGCTTTAATGGTTGAATCCATGTAGTTTCTAACCCATGTTCCTGGTGAGAATAAATAACCTGTTTTGTAAGCATGTACAATTCTGGACCATCTGGCTAAGAACGGGCCGGACACGTTATTCTTGTTCAACTCCTGGAAGGTGGTTTCGTAGATAAACTTCGGAACCACAATCGCATCAGCTTGTAAAGCCATTTCGATATCTTTAGTATCTTGAATCTCATGTTTAAATATTTGATACCCTGGAACGATTTTAGTTACATAACCCTCAGCATGTGGATCTCGTATCTGCTTATCTCGACCTGTAATAGAGACAACAGTATACTCTGGATGCTTCTGCAATTCATCAACAATCTCTTGTTGACTTGCACCCTTAAAGAAGTCTGCAACACCTAACATATTTTTTCGATTGAAAAACATATTAGCATACAGCACTTCATTTTCAACACGAGCAGCAATATTACGAATTGCATAAAAGTTGCTAATGAGCCCGGTTTTATATGCTGCATTTTTCGGACCAAATAGACCGAATCGTGCTTCGCCAATTCCGTATATAGTCTTATCAAACCTAGGGCCTCTCCAAAAAATACCCTCACTCAAGAAGTCAGCAGTTAAAACTTTACTTGTAAACTCTGTAGGTAAAGCATTCATATATTCCTGTACATGCTTGGCAGTCAAGACTGTACCCAGACTTCCATCGGATTCAAATTCAGACATAGCTCGAATTTCTTCATGTGCTTTCATCATAGGTTCAGCTATATCTGCAAAATCAAAATCTTGATTTTCGATTAGTGTCATGTTACGCTTAGGGATACCGTATTGTTGAGCAATTCGATCTATTCGATTTTGACTCAGCTTACCAGTAAACTTAGCATAATCTGGAAGTACATGAACTTCATTGTACTTAACATATTCTTTACCATCTAAGGATAACAGTTGTGTTTCCGAAGAATATTTGATCTTAGAAAAATTAGGCAATCCAATTAGAATATGTCCTAGTTTTTTATTCTCTTTAACAACCGGTCTAACACCATGCATAGCACTTATATCTTCAACCAGTTTCAATAATTTCTTATTGATAGAACTGCTGTTACCATTTTTTGATAGGATCAAATGACCATTATATAGTAAATGGGAAATAAGTTTATCTGGGTCTGCCCATTGATCTAACATAGCGTCATACAATAACTCTTGTTGTTTCAATTGAACTTCTCGTTCGATATCCTGGAACAATGCCTGATGCGTCATAGGTAAAAGTTTGTACTTTTCAAGTGGGTCCAGACAAATATCAACTGATGCAGATATTGCAAAAGTTTTACCATTTAATGCACGTTGGTCATCTACAACATCATTGAGTTTTTCACAACGATATTTAGAATCTTTAACATCATTTATTAAACGATTTGTTTTAAGTCCATCTCCGTCTAATAGATTAATTGGTCCAATCAACTCACGATTTGTTTGATGAACTGCTGAGTCAAACATGAACGCATCATCTCGGTAGATCATATGCATTTGTGCTACAAGGTCTACCATTTCTGATGTGGCATGTGACTCTAACCACTTGTCTAAAGTACGACCTTCAGAATTGTAATACTGATATAATTCACGAGCCATAACGTATAGTGTTGCTTCATCTTCTGGCTGGAGCATACGACTTAGTATATCGGCCTCTTCAGAAACAAATGGTTGAAGTTTTAAATCCTCTTTAAGAACATCGACCATTGTAGATAAAGATCGACGATAAGGTCTAAGACACTCAATACTTTTAATCTTATAGTCAGTCTCAGTTGAGATTTTACGAAGTAAAGTTTTAAGAATGTATATACCTTCAAGACTGAGCTTTAAATCTGTAATATCAAATTGCTGCGCAACTTTACTCCATTCAAGTTCTTTGGCGTAACCCATTTGTTTATGTCCTAAAGTAAGTTGAATCCAACGCATCGTATTAGGATTCTCAGACATGATTCGTATAATCTCTTCATCAGCAAAATCTGCATTTTTTAATGCGTCTTCCATATATCTATCTTGAAATACCTTATTCCATTTGTTTTCCAAATAAACCTTATTGGCTACAGGATTATTAGCCACATTAATAGCATAATCATTTAACTCTGCAGGAGTGAAATACTTCATAAGAAACTCATTAGGAAAATCTTTGATTTTCAATGAACGAGGTTCTAATGTTAAAGTACAACGCATTAATTTGTTAGCATCATGCATTGCATTTGAAAGCGTTTGTAGATTATTGATCGAGTCAAAAATTGGTGTAAGTGTTGTACCTAATTCTGATTCTGGATCAGCGAGTCTTGATTCATATTCTGGGAATAACTTTCGAAGATTATTAATGAAATCATTATGTTCAAATAGTGTCATGTTCCCAGAGATGTTCCCTGCAAATTCAGCAATTGCTTCTGCAATTTTAGCTTCTACATCTGTATCAATACGAGCACCTTCAGGCTTCATTTCTTCCAGAGAGTTCATAACATGTTTAAGGGATAATGAAGAACCAGAACCTTCTAAGTCAGATGCTGCTCGCAATCTTTTATTAAAAAATGCAGCATCAAAGTTATTCATGTTGTGGTGTACCCAATAAACATTATCGGAATTGGTGGGCATACCTGTTTTATTCCACACTTCCTCAAGTAAATCTTTTTCTTCAAAAACATCTTGACGATCTGCAGTTGTATGCAATTCTTTCCAATTTCCGGAACGTTCAGATCTATTCTGACCAGGATACATTTCGATAGCATTTGCATTAGGATATGATGTTTCTAAACGTCTATCTAATTTAACACGTCTTTCGTATATATCTTCATTTCTCATACAATGTTCTAAAACCTCTTTTAGACTCAGGGCATCACTTTCAAGTGGCACCCATTTTTTGTATGCAACAGAAGTAACCATACCAATATTAGCATTTAATGTTGATGTCTCTATATCTGAGACATAGACTGTTTTACCATCAGCAACTAATGCATCATATTTGGCAGTCTGAAGATTGCCTAATTGGAATACGGCTTTGCCATCTGCTCCGTTAGCACCTCTGACACGAATCATAAATTCTTGTAGTCGGACATCCTGTAAAGGACTAACGTGCCCGGATTCAATTAGTTTATCAATAAGACCTTTGCATTGTTCATAATCGTCTGGTTTAAATGCAGACCAAAATTCACTATCTTTATCAAATAACATTTGTCTGAAATTATCTAAAGATAAACTTGTAACATTATGTTCAGCATATAATTTTAGTTTTAATTTATTAACTAATTCATTCATCATTGTGCCAATGGGATTACGAAAATAAGTCGAGTCCATATGATAATAGGAACCCATGACATCTAATATGTCATAAGCAAATTCTTCAGTACCTGTGATTTCTTGAAGTGCGTCTGCTAATCTGTGATAATGCTGCACTCGTGCTAATTGTTCCTCTACAGTCTTTGCAACGATAAATTGATTTATTTGGGTATCACTGGAAGGGACAGCAGCCTTTGCAGAGTCGATCTCTTTAAATCGCTTAGCAATGGGACCTGTACCTAGCACAGCATCATTAACTAGATTGACCATTTCTTTGCCAAAGATAAAACTTTTAGCAGTTTGGAAATTCAATCCTTTGAAACGCATCCATGTACCACCCATACCAAAGTCTAATAGATCTTTGTCTTGGGCGGTAGGGACACTCATCTTTTTAAAAGTATCTATTACTTTATATATAGGCGAGTCATCGAATACATCTCGTAATGGTTTAGCAGTTTCTCGTAGAGGTAATGAGTGACTGGGAGTATATTCAGATTGATAATGTAAATTATCTTTTTCAATCGCTTTACGACCGTCTGTGTAGACAACTCCATTCTCTTTAAGATCTCGGATCTCAAATGCTGAACGTCCTTCAATATTTATTTTAGAAACTATAGTTTCTTCATCTTTAATTTCTTTTTCGAGGGTATGCCCCATCTCGACAAGTTCTTCGATTTTGGTAACTTCTCTAATAACTGACTTATATAACTCTAAAGCGTTTAATTCTTTCATACCTTCAATGGGATGAAAAAGATCATCAATGTTTTCCTTGATTGCAGATAACTGTTCAATAACATAATCTAAGTGGATGTGCATTGTAGCATTGACAGTTAAATCCTTTTGAAGTTCAACGTTATGGATAAGTAAATCAATACTATCATTCGTAGGTTTAATGAAAAACTTACGAATGAAAGTACGTTTATTATATTTTTTATTATTAGCTAATAATTCACCATAAGTGTTTATCGCTTCATCTGTAATCTCAACAACTTCTTTTTTGGCTTGATTCTTCAAGTCCAAACTAGAAATTTTAGATTCCTTATTATATATCTTATCGACATATTTTTGAGGATCTCGTACAGTAACACCCAGGTTTAGCACAGTATCAATAAAACTATGATAGGTCTTCTGAGCAAACTGTTCAACTTCTGTTTGAGCTTTATATACAACTTTGTTGTGTGGTGTGATATACCCAAATCCATCTTTAGCAGATTTGAATAGCGAGTTCATTGTTTGCAATAACTTACGATCGGGTAGATTGCTTGCAAAGATTTCTTCGACTTTATCGAGATAGTGTAACAAAGCTTCGTTACCGGAACCTTGTGTAACTTCTCGAAGTTTAGCTAACATCACTTTGGTGTCTTTGATAACCTGTCTTCGATTCTTTTTAATAACTTGTAATTCTTTATTTTTGAATCTAAGTTTTAACTTTTCATCGGATTCAGTTAAATACAAGTGTTGTCTAGGACTCGTCAAAGATCTAGGTTTATCTGTTAACTTTGCAACAATATCATCTGGTGATTTGTTGTCAAAGTATTTGGATAAATTAAAATTCGGATCCGAAGTTGCGATACTCCGAATACGTTTATTTAACATTTGTCTAGTCGCATACATATCTTGAGAAGCTTTACCTGTTATTTTCGCTGTCCTGGCAACGGACTTTAATAGTTTAATTGTGGATAGTAAACCATCATATAACGCCAACATTTGCTTTATTCTCATAAAGTGTGGCGCGATATCTTCTAATATATTTTTAAGTAACGGATTTGTTGCGGGTAGATTTATCTGATCCCATAGAGCAACATACTTTCGAATAGTCATATCTGGGCCGTATTGTTTTTTCAACAATGCGTCCATTTGTGTAAGTTGACTTTTGACAGATATGTGAGCTCGACTATATTCTTCAATACTAGATCCGACTTCTATTGGTGATGTTTTAAAATCAGTAAATAGACCAATTGAATCTTCTTTCAATTGATCTGATACTTTGTATAACATTTCTGCAGTATAACTACGATCTGAGTGCGTTGCAATCTCAGTAAGAATCTCAGCAATGTTTGTAATGTCTACTTTATCAAAACATTCTTTGATGAAGATTTTTTCTGGATTCTCTTCAGGGACTTTCAAACCTTGTTTAAATGCACCTTGTAGAATATCGTTTGCACGTTTCATCTCTTCGAGATGACTAATATTTAAAGTTGCACCAATCGCTTCTTCAACCTGTTGTGTGCCTTTATGCAATAATGTAAATTCTGGGACCAGACCATTCATATCGTTTGTCAGATTTTCTAAGTAAGATCGATATTCCTCAATGGTCTTATATCGACCTTCGGTTGTATCTGCAATGACTTTATCTACAGCTTGTTTCATAGCATTAGCATCATTTTTGTTTGTTACTACAGCTTCTGATAATTTCTGAGTAACCTTTGCAGCATCTATCTTCATACCGTCTAACATCATTTTACTAATTTTTGAATTAACAAAATCAGTCAGTGTATCAACACGACTAGTTACAACAGATGAAACATCTTTAAAGTCATTGTATATATCATAGAAATGTGTAATCGAAGTACCTTTAGTACCATCTTTAAATTTGTACTTATCAAGTATAGGTTTGAAGGTGGCATTTTTTATGAACTCCATTTTCTTTGTTCCCCATTTCACACCTTTGTATGTGAGATACGGAACGGCAAATACTGTTTTTATACCGGCCGAGTTAATCTTATCAGATGCATCTGTCATAAATTTCGCGGCTTGGAAAACAGCATATGCCTTATCATTTCTCAATGCGGAGAAATGATTGATCAATTCTTTTTCAACAACATCTGACATACTTGCACCAGATGGGTGTGTCTTAACTACACCTACTGCTTTGGAATCCCATCGTTTCACGGTGGAACCTATAACTTCTTTTAGTCTTTCCGGAGAAGCACTCATTAACTCAGGTCCTAATTTTTTAACGATCTGATTAATTTGTTTTGTATAAAAGTTTGCAACTTTTTTACTTTCTGATAATGCTCCTGCATCAATTAACCGTTCAACTACAGTCATCGTATTTAGTTTAACGGCGCCTTTGATTGTGGTTTTAGTGGCTCCCCCAAGACCAGAAGCAAACAGTGTAGGATCCATTACCATTTCCATGAAGACATCTTTAGCACCGATACCTGTATTGGCACTATAGTTGTCTCCATTGGTAATACCTTTAAAGAATCGACCACCAAGTTTTTTATCTAATTCTTGTTTATGTTCTTCAAGCTCTTTAGTATATCTGAGATAATCATCGTATACGCCATCAGATTTCATGCGAAGTATAGTCTCCGCATCCCGTCTGGCTTTTGTATTTGTGCCTAATGTATGTGAGCCATGCGTGTTCGTAAGGAGACCTTCGACATCGTAAGCTGAAAGTAATCGTGATTGCTCTGATGGACTCAGAGAAGATTGAAAATAATTCCTTGACTTAGGATTAGATAATTCTTCATACGGCAATAATGCCGCACGAACTGGTTTGGCAAATGTAATTGCATCCAAGGTTTCACCAAAGTCTATAAGGGCATTTATCCCAAAGGCCATTGCGGATTTATTCGCTATTGGGTCTAGGTATACATTTTTTGCGTACGACCAATAATTTTTAAATCCACTTAGTAAGTCTCCTTTTTGTGTAACGTCATTCCAAGTATGTCTTACTACGTCTGCTGCAGAGTTTATTTGATCTGGGTCATTATAATCTGAAAAGGAATTAGCTCTGTCTATATATGTCTTAGCAGCAACATCTTTTTGATATGATTTCGCTTTATCAACATAGGCAATATAATTCCAGGCATCCAAGTATTCTGGTGGGATGTCTGGGTTCATTTTCATTACTTTAGTTTTCTTGAATGTTTTAGATACGGAATCATATCTACTGGCAGACTCAAATAATTTACTGGTCATAGCACTTGCTTCGGTATCGGACATTTGCCCCAGGTAGTCCTTGAAGAATGCTTGAACAGTATCTGAATCCTGTTTTAGTTTAAGAGACGGATTTCCTTTGAGATCATATATCAAATCAGCATTATGTGTAATACCATATAATTCTGGATTAGGAATGAATCCATCTTTGCTATCAGTTGACATTGCAACTAATTTTTGTGGTACTTGAAGGTATGCTGGCACTACACCCTTATAACGCAGAGATAATGTATTTGCAGTTACAGGTGGTCGTACTAATTGTTTAGGCAGCGGTACTGGTGTTGCAACAGGAACATTTCCATTATAACGTAAGCTTTTTAACGCTGTACCATAAGCAGTTGGTGCTTGTGGCTTAGGGACATAAGGCAACACAGGACGTGGTGTTGGTGTATCCGTCCCGTGTTTACCATACGTTGTAAAATGAAATCTGCCTCGTGCTGTCATATAGTTACCTTCTACGATTAAGTGCTGCGGCTACTTTAGCTTCGGCTGCTTTTTTAGCATCGGACTTGGATTTACTCCAAGCGCCGCCTTTGCCACCTGCCATACCACCACCAGATGTACCGGATGTAGTATCAGAGATATGTCTAAGTCTTGCTTTTTCTTTAGCTGCCTTTGCTGCTTTATCTGCTTTGGCCTTAGCATCTGCCTTGGCTTTAGCTGCTTTAGTTGCGGCTGCCTTTTTTTCAGCAGCAATTTGTGTTGCAGACTTACCTGGTTTAGTGTTGTTAACAGGTTTAGTTGTAACCTTAGTACCTGTTTTAGTACCACTGGATCCAGACCCGGAACCGCCACTACCAGAGTTACCAGAGCCACCTGCTTTTGAACCATCGTATCCGGGCCAGAATAGGCTGGCTAAGGCCTGTAAACCTGTCGAAGCATAAGTTGCATCAGATGCATACTTCTCCCCGGCTAAGGTGGATTGCTGGCCTTTGGCCGCGTTAGATGTAGTAATGGCTGTTGAACCATTTAATGATCTAGCTGCTTGTTCTTGCAAGGCGATATTTTGTAGGTTCTGCAAACCAGCATTTAGATTATTGTCTTGTTGCATTCCCAAACCAAGAGCTGCTTGTAATGCTGTAGCATTTGCCGCACCTTCAGTTGCACCGTTTTGTACGTTACCTGCTAGGGTATTTCGCATACCTCCAACAATCGCATTACGATCGCCAATCAGTGAGTTCTCAACTCGTGCTTGGTCTTGCAAACCCTGGCGTCTTTGTATTTTAAAAGCGTCATTGGTTGCTTGATCCAATAGTGTCTTAATGTCTGCACGACTTGTTAAGAATCCCATCGGATTGCTCGTATCTATTTTGGGAGCTTGTGCCGCTTTCGCAACTGCATTTCGTCCTTGGTTTACATTGACTCCTTTGCTGGAGTTTTTGTAAAGGTTGGCGAATGCATCATTAACGCCAGTGTATGTCATATCAGACCTCCTCTATTGATATTGTATCAATATTGTAATTTAATTGCAAGTTCTTAATCCTCCATAAAAACGATATCTATAATATGATTTGAAGAGTTAACGAATATTATTTTAAAATCATATTTGGTGTAAGCCTCTTCAGTACTGAAAATGAATTGAGCAGTATCTGATTTAGCTGAGTTCCATGTTCGTTCACCCATATAAACCCAGGCATCTGCGCCCAATGTACTTCGTACTTGCGCATCAGGTGCTCGGAAGAAGTATAATTTTGTGCCATTGGCTATACTTCGTTTTGGGTCGAATCTGAACTTAGTGGGAATTGTTCCGATCTTAACTATCTCAAAAGCATAATCATTAGTCCATACATTTGTAGTATACAGTTGATGTTCTGCCCCATTTGAGAAATTAAGGGAACATAGAATATCGTAATGTGTATTTGGTTTTAAATGTGGTCGGCTATTAAACCACTTCGTAGTAATAGCGAGGGATCCAATAGGCAATGTCGTTAAACTATCAGAAAAGAATATCCAAGATTCTGTTCCGTGAATACGATAATACCAACGAAATGTATGAATCGTTTTAGGATTAGGCGTTAACCCAATCAATCGAGTATACAATCCATCATGATATACGTTTCCGATTTCTATACTAATTGCCATATCGATCTCCTTATGTGATATGTCGGCCGTAATCGGCTTCATCATTTAAACGATTTTGAGTTTCTTCGTAGGTGGGCTCTAATGGTAGATCAATGGTTCTGTCATATCGATCTTTAACTACACCATTCCATCTTCGAACTTCTTGGTATTCGTGCATTAATTTAATTAACCATTCACGTTCTTGTTCTGGTAGACAACGGTTTATCTGAGCAATCTCGCAACGATGTATAATTGAGTTACCTAGGATAACACACATTGTACTATCGTTTCGGCACCCAAGATGGAACCAACGTATAAGTGCAAGTTTCATCCTCTTACTATATTTAATAAGTAAAAGTATTGATCCGAAGAATCCTGTAAGTGCGACAACAACAGATATAATAATTTGACCTATTTGAGTGACGTCTAGTGTTGTTGGTTCCATATCTCTGCCCTCCATTGATGCTTAGATTGTACCCCGGCTATTGGGATTATTGACGATACCTAATAGGATCAAAATTCCAAACAGTGATGTTAGGATATCATTGAGCTGGTCACCAATATCAAAACCCCAAAACTGTTGAACGATCAAAGCAACGAAGGATGCGATGGCAGCCCATAGTGGCCATGACTTAAATTTTTTTAACCAGTTAATTTTAGTTGATTCTTTCATAATAGACCTCCTTATTTTGCGTAAACTTTTTTACCATCAGTTGATCTGAGGGCTATCCACTGATCTAACACCCAGTCAATTCGTCCCCAGACATAACCATCTTGGACATACTGCTCAAAGATTTCTATGGGGCCGAGGTCTATATAACCAAGGGCTTTGCCTTTGACACTATGGCCTTGACGTATATGTAGATCAGAAACAATAACTTTTTTTGTGGGATACTTAGGTGGGATAAATGTTAGATAAAGGCCGTACACTGGATTGAGCGCAATTCGTCTTGGATCTCCCATAGGATAATTCGAAACTTCGAAATGCATGTGAGATTTATATGAACCAAGTGCTTTACCGGAACCACCTTGAACACCAAATTGTTTACCAGCAGCAATTCGCTGACCTTCGGTTACACTACAACTAGAGAGATGTTGGAACCAGAAATATTTCTTACCTATTTTGATTTCAACTTCTCTACCTCGGTCATTCAACATAGATGTCTGGGCGTGTGTAACAATACCATTCCATGGTGAATAGACTTTAGGAGACTCTGTTCCGGCAATGTCCCAATCTTCACCAGCATGTTTTCGAGCACCACCATCTCTGGGTGTGCCATATGCTGAGGTGAGGACACCTCCAGTTCGTTTATAAACTTTATCAATTAATGTTTTTCGTGTGATCATATTGATCTCCTTTCTAAACTATTTGAAATACACCAGCAATATAGACATTATATGCTGACCCAGCCGCAATAATCTTTGGTTGGACTTTTAAATCTGCTCCTGCTGTTGTCGTTACAAAATAAGCATCTATAAGTCCTGTATATGCGGATGGTCTAGTAGCTTTAAGCGGTTGCGTTGGTATTGTGTGTCCAGTAGGCTTAACAATAGAACCTATTGTGTACTCGGTATTAACGGTCCATCCAGCTGTTCCAACCTCTAAAAAGAGTTTGATATACCCAATATTCAATGCCGGCCAATAATAAACAACTCGTGTTTTTGTCGCCTGAACTACTATAGTCGCGGTTGACACGAAAGTAAAAACAGGGGCGATATCAGTAAGTTTCGATAAAATAAAATTGACCAGATCAATAAGAAATATCCTTTTGGTTTTATTAATTGGAATGCCATTGACTGTTTCTAGATCCGTTGAGTCACCAATTACAATATTATCTCCGTCATGGGGGGAAGCTAATGCTGGTGCCCCTGATTGCATAAATACTTTGATATCTGTCCACAGTCTTGTTATTTGTACTAATTCAATAAATTTCTTAGCCATGTGTTACTCCTATATTACAAGTGCGTCGATGTCAGCATTAGTCGCCCAAGCACCTGCAATCATTACACCTGCGGTGTCGGTGATAATTGGTAAATCAATAGTTGTTCCAATTGCACCAACACTGGTGACATTACCATGAGCATGTGTGTTTGGTGCATAAGTACCTGTATGAAGATGGTCTCCTGCGGCAACCGTACCTGCTATGGTGCCAACTGCTAACCACGCGGCAGCTCCTAGATCCGTGAACCATTTCAGAATCTTACCAAGTGATACCGCTAAGGTTTCACCAGTTACAAGATTCGTTGTATGGTTGGCTGCTGCTGAAAATGTATTAACTACGTTGGAACCGTCTCCAGTTTTAACTAAGATATTAGCGGCAGCAATTCCAGAATCTTCGATAGATTTACCTGTGATTCCGTTGAATTGAACTAGGTTGTGGTCTACTGACGAAGCAGGACCAGCAATAGCACCATCAATGTTGGTCTGAACAAATGTCCAGTCACCATTCAAATTACCGGTTCCGGTTCTTGCGACAATAGCGATAATCAGATCGCCCGGCTCGAGTACGGCTCCGGCCCATGTTCCGGCTGTAATCACTTTGTAGGTGTCGCCAACCGCATAGGTTGTCGGAACTGCTGTGACTGTCCCGGCTGTGCCAAGTGTACCTTTATAAACCATTCCGTTAGCGGCTGAGAAAAAACCACTAAGATATGTTTTTAATTCAGCAAAGGTAACTCGTTTAATCTTTTTGACAGATGCTGTGCCATTAATCGTTTCCGTATCAGCAGCATCTATGATTAAGAATGAGTCAGTGTCTGTGAGAGCTCCACTGAGTTTAACGGCTTTTGTAGCAAGATCAATTCTGATCTTTCCAAAGGCTCTAGTTAAATTGTCTAAACTTACGAATTTCATTTGATATACCTCCTAAAATTCTATGGTATCGATCTCTGCATTTGAGTATGCATAATCGACTTCGCCTGTACCTGGTGGAACTTCATCCAATACATTATTAATGAGTTCCTGGATTGTAAGTTCCTGTTCACCATCAGGTTGGGCACGGTTGACTATTTTTAATGTTCGTGCCATAATGCCCTCCTTATAGACCGCCCCAACTTTCTGTTGCGAAACGTCTCCATGTGTTTGTTAAAACACAGATATAGATATAGCCATAATCAAAACAGATCTCACCAACGGTTCCCGGATCAAAGGAATTTTCAATGGTCTTAAAAGGAATAATCGGAGGACTTAATTCAAGTTGATTGAATGCATCAACAATGGCCAGGATTGTTTCAGAGTTTTTGTCACCCTGAGTAACGAGTAGATTATGAACTGCGTTCCATTTTTCGGCTGAGATCTTTTCGCCAGCTTTCATATCTTCGGCGGATCTTATAAAGTTAGGAATATATGTGATAGACATTACGACCTCCTATCTTAGGTACATTGTTCGATGTACCCAGGTATAACTCATGATTGTATAATCAGTTTGATTTCTGGAAATGATTTTAAATCTTGGAGAGTAACCTTTACCACCAACCGGCATACGCAATTTCCAAAGACTGAGTTCGGGGAACAATGACGCATCAAGTCCCCAAGTATTTAATCGAACTTCAGAATCAACATGTAGTTCGGGTTGGTAAACGGGATTAGGTGTAATATATAGTAGACCATATTTGGGGTCATCGGGGTCTGTTATTTGTTCTACAACATATTCGTACATCCCCATCTTTTCTACGTCGTCTACAGTAAAGGACATACTGAAATCAAGTGGGGAGCCTCCAAGATTGTTTATAAATATCTGCAATTCCCGATATCTCTTTTTATGCTCTTGGTTATATTCCCTGTTTCCGGTATCTAGAAACTGCCAATTCTGGAATGTAATCCCATCTTCTACGTCTTGAACAGATGCTTCAATGGTACTGGATAGGGATTTGGCAATTCTGCCTAACTGTTCGATTTTCTCCGGAAGTAACATATCCGTTAGGTTGTCTGCACATTGAATGGTAATATTATTCGGAACATAATAATCATGTTTGGTAAACGGATTATATTTGAAAAATTGAATACATCTTCCTGTAACAGTGCCTCCTATGGATTCATCTAATACAAATGTTTTAATGACAGGAGCATCATTATCTGGAAGGTCGTAATCAAAGATAAATTGATATTGATTTCCTCTAACCCATTTAATTAGTAAATCATCACCATTTCTTGTGGTATCTCGATACTCATCGCCTTGAATTGAGTTGATGATATATGTACGATCTAGGATCTTGAGTACTGTTCCGGAAGTGATAGGCGCAGATAAATTATATCTGAATGTCCTATCTTTTAAAGGCCACACTGTTTTACCGGAAGTAACATTTACCCAGTAGCCTTCAACTTCTTTTTCAAGTTGCCAGGACTCGGTAAGGGCCATATCTTTATTTACAAGATCTTGATAACGAATACCATAGGTATCATCTTTTTCCACTGGAATAACGATTCGTCTATCTGGGTTGAAAATGTATATGATACGGTTATGTGTTGCGGAATATTCTATTCCATCGGAGTATGTATAGACTCTTGCACCAGGATTAGCAAGATCGGGTCGAGAATAACGAAGTCGTTCTATGCCTCGGACATCTATTGTGCTTGTTCGTAAAATCATTTCATCTACAACTTTTTCATCAGAACCATCTACGTTAGTTGTAACCAGTTCTGTAAAGGTTTGAACTTCCAGGTTGTCAAAGAATGTAGAAGCCATCAACTCACCTTTTTGTGTAGCGTTATGTTTATAAGGTTTAATCAAATCTTGTCCTTCATAAACATATATTTTCCAAGTTCTAGAAACATAGTTGTATTGAAGGTCGATATGGATAAAACGTTCTTCGTATTTATAAACGTAAACATTATGGATATCTTCGTAATCCAAATAATTGTAATACGTTGCAAGTCTAAGAGACTCACTTAGATTTTGTTCTTTCAAAGCGGGGTATATCTGATCCAGATATTCGAAGACACGCTCTTGGAAATTATCCAGGAAATCTGTAATGGGTATAGATACGGGAGCCATGGTTAATTCACCTGTCATAGATATGGCTTTGGGAACCACCATATAATAGTAATTACCGGATTTGAAGAATACCATATTCTTAACCGGTTGAATTAAATGTCGATCCCATGGATCAATTGATAAATTATCTTGGACAATTGCTTTGTTCCAAGTCATACCATCTGGATTTGCTGTAATCATTACGATTTGTTTTGTAGTGAATACAAGCAATTTGCCCATATACTCTACTGCATGAATTACAGGAAAATCGAAGTTAATTGCGTTAGTAGGGTACGGGAAGTAACCAGGGTCATTTAAATCGCTCAGGAAGAGTATTTTGGGGTCTCTGGGTACTCCATAAATGTACAGTCGATTACGCCAGTAACCTAAACCAGTCGCTGTCTTCAGATCATAGTTAATGATTTCTGTATTCTCAAGAGACTTTTCAACAACTCTGTCCAGGAAAAATCCAACGAGTGTGGACGCTGTTACGGCAATCGCAAACGAATGCCCCGATCGGGTAAAGTAATCGACGCCCACATGATCGTCGGATCCAGGAGAAATTTGTTTATATATCTCGGCACGAATCATGATATCTTTCGATGGAAAGACTAGTGCTTTTTCCACAATGGGTAAGTCTGAACCATCGGCTCGACCAGTCATATCTATATATTGCGCATGAAATTCATTCCAACTGACGTCGGCTTGTTCACGCCACAATAGTTTAACTAACCATTTGTCATCACTAGGAATTGCGGTATAGTTTAAACGAACCTTATAAGACTTGTTCTTTCTGGGGTAAAGTTCGATATGCTCTGCTGCAACTCTGGTATCATACAGTAGTATTCCATTACAATCAATTTCAGTTACAGTAGAATCAACTTTGTTTACAAAAGTTTCAGGGTTATCCAATAACATATTCAAACCGTATGTTGCAGCTTCAGAGGCGTTGGGTTGCTTAATAGTGATTGGAGTCAATTCATATTGTCCTGATGTTTCGTCATACTTTGTTTTATATATGCAGATATTTTTATCAGTCAGTTCTGTTTTATCCTTCGTTAAGAAATAATAGGAACTACCAAAACCCCAACAACCGATTAACTCCGCTATGGATTCATTATCGCCCATGCCTAAGTGTTCTGAAATCTGAATAGGCACATTATGAATTTTAGCTTCAACCGGCTTATTAAATAAACAACCAGCTTGCACAGGATGATCGATATCTAATGTGTTCAGCATTGTGTACCCCAGTGAGATATTATCTTCTGGGATATCTTTGCGTACGCTCATTTTAAATGACTGAGCATCTCGTGCGTTAGAATTTAAAGCATCAGCACCAGATGCTACATAAAGATGTCCTGTATTATCTTCCTTGTTACAGCGAGCAACAATGAATTGATAGTGGGTCTTACCATCACTTTCGACAGTTTCGATTGCAGCATTTAACAGATACCCCGCATTAGCATCGTGATAATCAGATTCTGTAGATTCCGCAGCAATATTTGGAATGAATAACTTCGAAGATCTTAAACCTGGTCGAGGTTGTAGATTCTGACCATCATTGATGATATCAAAATTAACGATCGTTTTTACTTGGCCATCCGGCAGAGCGCCAAGAGTATCAGACATCCCTAACATGAAGTTGGATTCTGTGTTGTATCCTCTGGGTAAACGAGCGTTATATTTAAATGAGTTGGTTGTAATTTGTATTGCCATCGTTATTCTCCAAACTGGTTAAATGAGAACGGCATATTACCAGCACGGTAGTATTCGTCTTTAACCACACTTGCAGTAGTGTCTTTTTGGAACTCTTCAGGAACTTTGGCTAGGAAGTCTCGTTCCATTGTAAAAAGGGCATCTTTATATTCATAACCATACTTGTCGGCTGTGATAATACCCTCTTCATCTTGAATGTAGAATTTATACGCGGCGCCTTTGCATAAGACTCCACGGACATATTCGTCTGGAAAATACGGATAATCAATAACAGCCAGTGAAACAGGTTCACCAGCTTCAACTTGTGCTAAATCAAAAGCCTCGGAGACTGTTGGAAAAGTAGAGCAAAGTTTAGCATTTATTTCGTCACCTACCTCGTCAAGGTAAGTTATCATTCGTGTGTAACTAAGAGTTTCACCAGCTAACATTCCGTTAACTTTGTTCACAATCTTATTGATAAACATTGTTTCCTCCTAAAAAGATAAAGGGGAGGTTGCCCTCCCCTATCTTAGATAAGTCGTAAATCGCCGGGCGTAGTTTCTACGTTATTCTGGATATCGGACCGTCTCTCCTTCTTCAGGAGGAAGTTATCGATTTCTCGAATTTTGCGGAAGCCTTCCGCGGCGAAGCTTTTTGGAATGGATCTTGATCTTCCATCTAGCGGAACGAAGATTGCGAATCCATTTATCATGATTTTCATGTTCTCACCGAAATATGGTTTATACATAGGTGATGCTGAGAACATTACTTTGCCCTGTTCGAGGTAACTCTTTTTGAGAGCACGTCGTTGTCCTTCTGCCTGAACCAATGTTTTGGCCTTTACTGGTTTGGACGAGATTATCTCTACAGGTTGTTTTGCTTTTTCTAGAGCTTCCGCTTCATCTCTTTCCAGAGCTTCAACTTCAGACTCAATTCGGGTTTTAGCCATTTGGTATCCTCCTAACTAAAAGCCCCGTTTAGATGTTGCACTGAGTAGGCACGCAGATATAGTCTACGATTGCGTCAGTTCTGGTTGAGCCGAAGCCTACAGAATTGATCTTGAAACCGATTGACTGTCTCTGATCGATAGGATCCAAGACTCCGGATGAACCCTTTTGTTTAACGTACATCTTGGCTTGACCTTCGCCGGACAAACCTGTTCTGGTCAAGGCTTCTTTACCTACGATCAGTACATGCTGTACTTTGAATTCGGCCCAGTCAGAATGACCGTCATAGGTCAATCCTTCAATGTCCCAAACTTCCAGGTCTGGAATGAATGAGGCGTCTTTGCCAGTCAGACCATCAGTTACATAACCATCTGCGATGGTACATACTGTGGCTGTGGTTCCAACTTGGGTGTCGATCTTTGTATCCTGATAGATGGTAGCGAACTCTGGAGTTGCGCCATTCATTCTATAGATTCTCTTTGCAGGAGTAGCTACTTCGGAACCGGGTGCGCCTACCATGTCAACATAGTTGCCATGAGTCGGGCAGACCAGGGTTTCGTCAAAGCTGAATCCGAACATCGGGAACAGGATTGAACCACTATACATATCTTTGGTGTCTCGGTTGATGGTCATGTAATCTTTTACGGTTGCGTCAGACAGCATATCGTAGAAGAATTCCGGACCTGCGATAACCTGGAACATGCTATTGGCTCTGGGTTTTACCAACTGTCTTTTGAAGGACAGCCCGATCATTCTCAGATCAGTGATGTTGGGGATGCTATCGAAATCGAGTGCTTCGAAGCCTACGGCACTAGCAGCATACCATGGTTGAGCGATTGAGAACAAGCACTCTCTGGCAAGCATATCCAGTGTTTCGAGAACTACGATTGAGTACTCTTTACTGTAATGAGCAACAACGGGGTCAACTACTTCGAAATCTACTTTGTCAGTAAATTCCATAAATCGGCCATACTGGTAAGCGGTGATCTCGTATTTCTTTACGGATCCCTTATCAGATTTGGGAGGCACACCTTCCTCAAGCGGGGTAGTGTGAGCCTGTAAAGGAGCCCAACGTCTGAGTACCAATTTTTCGGCCTGGTTTTGGATTGGGGATTCGTCTGCAAGCTTGTAGTATTTAAACTCGCCTGCATCGATTCGGATGGTATCAAGCAATTGCTTTGAATAGAAGACTTCTGGACGAATCAGGTTAACCTGTTTGTTACCGTCTGTCAAACTACCTGAGCCATTGGATACCGCCCAGTTGGCACTGTTAGCTAACTCTACGACTGTGTTCAGATCGTATGTTGCGTTTAGTGCGTTTAGGGTTACACTGTTAGCCATAATAGGTTCCTCCATTTAGCTTTAGTTATAATTCAATGGTTTTAAAAAGTGCGTCTAGGTCTGCGACCGTTTCAATTCGCTTGGATGTGTCCACTTGCTTGCCTTTTCCGGGAAGCGTACCTGGGGCACGATTGTTCTTATCTGTTAAGACTTTTGCATCGGCAAGAGCTTTTGCCACCGCATTCTCAGTGATTTCTTTTTGGTGTCTCCGTAGATATTCCATTTCGAAATCGACATCAACTTCACGGGGATCTAAGTCTGCTTCAAGCAGTTCGTCTAAGAATGTGGGTAGGTCATCATCAGGAATCGAATATTTGTCTTGAAGTGCCAGTAGACTATCTTTCGATTTGGTATATCTGGTAACTTTCTGAGATTCAAGTCGATCTGCTCTGAGTCCTTCCAATTCAGCTAGGACTTCCGGAGAAGTTCCTTGTGATTTGGCTTTGGCCTGTAACACAACATTCTGGATTGTCGCGAGCAGAGTCTCCTGATCAACATTGACGTCTAAGTTTAGCTGTTCGGCTATTCCTTTGAGTGCTGCGCTGAACTGAGTATTCTGTATTCGCATTTTGGCGAAGGCTGCTGCATCTTTCGATTGCAGTCCCTTCATGGGATCTTTTGCTGCTGCAGGTTTTGCCGGTTGTTCCGGTTCATCTGCAGGTGGCTCTGCGTTGTCGTCCTCTTCGGTTGCATCTACGTCTGCTTCGTCGTTGGGTGCATCCTCATCGATTTCGTCTTCAGCAGGTGGGTCAGTTTCGGGTGGATCTTCGTCCATTTCTGCTGTTGGAACTTGAATCCCAAAGCTGGACATTAGATCTTCCTTTGTTAAGACTTCTGACATAGAACTCCTTTCTGTATAACGCGCCGACATTATACGGAGTCGCAAATCTTTTTACACACTTTTTATAGGGCGGAACCTAAACTTATTTGCTAAACATACATTACCATAAATGTCATAAAATGTCAAGCAAAAACACCCACATATAGTAGGTGTTTTGCCGAAAGGAGCTGTCAATGTCTAGCGGGGGAGATACCGCTTTTTTATAAGCCTTGGGATGGCATCATGCCACCACTCGCCATACCGCCTCCGGCTGGTTGCTGCATCATCTGTTCGAAAGGAGTTACAGCTCCCTGCCGTTTGGCGTCGAGTCCTTGAGAAGCCATGACTAACGCTTGGTTAGGATCCATGCCTTGTTCAAGTGCTCCGGCGTATTCGTAAACTACTTGGTTGGCGATGTCCAAAGAATCTTGCGCACGTTGTACGCCCATTCGTTTAAGCATCTGTTCTTTGTATGGGACATCCTGGTAACTAATCCATTCCTCTTCAGTAATGAGATCGATAGTGGAACCCTGTTCACGATACTGGATTTGTTTTTCCATCATGTTGTTGGCCCACATTTCAACTCGTTGTTTATTTTTGGGTAACTCTGAGGAGATCTGTAAGGAATAGTTGAAGAGGATGTCGTCGTCGATTTCTGGGAAGTCGAATTCTTTTGTGATCCAGGCGGGTGTCATTGGATCGGATTCGATTCCTTTTATATCTCTGAGATAGTAGGTTCGCTTTGGAGAATGACAGATCATATTCTTCAAAATCAACTTAGCGAGTCTACACGCGTATTCCTCATAGAGGATAATTTTAGGTGTGTCAATTAAGGTTACACGGTTGAACATTTCTTGTGTTCCACCGGTAGTGATAATTGAACCTGTGTCTCTGCCGGTATATCTACCATCAACTCCAGAAGAATCTTTGATGTTGTATCCGAGAGACTGCATTGCCATGGGTAGGGTATTGCTGGGGAATGGGAATTGATGGTAATGCACAGCTTTGGTTGCGTCGCCATTTACAATGAAGGTTCGATCTGCGTCATCACCGTGTTTGGTAAATGCTGCGATGTTCAATCCTGCCTGGCTGGAAACGAACTTGGGCGGTCTCTGGTTTTTGTACTCGGCTGTTAACTGAATACTTTGCATCATGTTATATGCCATGTTGTCCGCAAAAATCTTTGCAGGTTCGCTGACTCCAATGAGCCCGGATCCTGGTGTATTGCAGTACAGTTCAGCAAACGGATATTCATTTGGCAGAATCTCATCGATCTCATGCAAAATGTATTTGTTGTCTAAGGTGTGGACCTCACGAATTTTACCATTGGGTTTTCTGTACCACCAAATGATTAAATTGTAATGATCATTTGAAGAGGCTGTATTTGGTGAGTCCAATGCTTTTGGTAAATCCGTATTTGCCATACCTGCTTTGAAAGTAAATGCTTTAAACTTATCACGATATAAATCATTGGCAAGGAATATGGATTTATGATAACGATCATAGGTGCAAACCCAACCTGCGTTATCCAGGGTATCTGCAAACGGGTCTCTTCGATACTTCATCGGATCTATGTTTCGAATGAATACATTTCCTTTGACGTTGTCTTTGGTCATATCGAAACCGGGCATCTCTTTTGACCAACCTACTTGAGTGACGCCTAGGTTGAGAAGTGATGCTCGTTCACCTGCAAGGAATTGCTGGAAGCCAACTCTGGAAACATCCCAGAAATGATTCAGCAATGACGACAGATCAAGACATAAGTCTTTGTCTGACTCTCTGGTTGGAACGACGTCTGCTGATTTCGCAACTGTATATATGGAAGCCATGATGTTGTTCTTCACATATGATACCCAGTTGGTATCTGGCAGAATCTGATACACTGGAAACTTGGCGCCCAGTGCTCTCCAGATATCGCCTTTGTCAGTTGCATCTAACAGGACCATTTTCTTCTGGTCGCGCGAATAGTACGTTGTCGCAATATTCCAGAAGTCCTGTAGTTTAGATAAGACTTGTTCATCTCTGAATCTGCTATCGTCTATTTTAGGTTTACCGCCTTCACTGATTCCAGATCCAACACTGAGGACGTTGCCTCTGGCCTTATCTGTTTTGAACTTCGGTTCGAATTTATTTGCCATTGTTTGTGTCCTCCCTATCTAACATAATATCCTGCATGGCTTGTGTCATGCTGGTGAAAGTTTTTTCTAAATCTTTATCTCGAAGATCGCCCTTTTCGTCATACTGCGAATCTGAACCAGGGCTCACAGGTGTCTGGTACACCGGAGGATCTGCTTTCGGTATGTTGTAAACAACGTTGATACTAATGCCTTTACTTGCATAGACAATCAAACCGAATGCGATAATCAACATTGTAAATGCTATTAGAAATATATAGTCCATGGGTACCTCCTACCAACCGTAGTTGTAATCGACTTCCATTTCAAAGGGCATCTCTCGATGTTCTTGATAGTCGTCGTCATCAGATAATGCGTGAATCGCAAATTTTTTAATTGGGTCATATTCGCGGGATATGTCAACCCCGTATTTATTGTAGATTCCATAAATTAGATTCTTAGGATCTGAGGGAAGTTCCATGGTAATCCATTCCAGGGCATTGACACCATGGTTGTCTTTATCAACCGGTTTACCTGTAAATCCTGACAGGACACTTTCATCTGCAGCAAACTTGTAGTTTGCCATCTCGCGGTTGAGTCCAACGCAGGATCGGAAAATTCTTAACTTGCCCGATTCGATATATGTGTTAAGTCTGAAGACTCGCGCATCAACGTTCACTTGTCCGGGAACGAAGCTAATGCCGTAGTCAATGAAATGGTCTGCTAACGTCTTCTTATCATAGTCCCGTTTGGAACCGGACTTGGGATCTATGATTGGAGCGCCCAGTAATCCACCTATCGGAATGTCTTCCATTCCCTGTTTTAAAATGTTGGCTAACTCCTCAACGTTTTTATTGTTGGTTCGGATTTCTTTATAAAGGTAGACAATAGATTTCTGTTCGTCTATTGCTGCGAATAGGAAAACCGCATCATCTGCAAGACCGTAGTCAAAGGACACCATTCGTTTCCATTCCTTTGAGATGTCAAAATCATCCACAACGACTTTCATCGCACCAGGGTACACAAGCCCCTCGGCGTAAAGGAAACTGCCATAAATGAAACGGTTAACCCACCACAGCGGTTTATTTTTCGTATTCTGTTCAATGAAGTTCGGTGGTAAAAACTCATTGGCAGAAGTACTTGTGACATGAGTGGAAATATGTTTGTCTGCTCGCATGGGGTCAACTTCGAAAATGTCTATGACCTCACCATGCTTGAAAATGTCATCTGAATTAAGGAGGACGTTATCTCTAATCCACCCAGCGGACGGATTGGATTCGATGATTCCTTTAATCCAGTTGTGTTCGATTACAGGAATCAATACTCCATTGGCTGCCATTTTGCAGATTGGTTGGTTGGTGTTGGCATCCATAAGAGGTGAAGTTGCAGCAAGATTTCTAGCTCGTGTCTTGAGCTGTGTGAAACTCTGCTCCTTCACCTCGGATGCCTCAACAATCAGAAAGGACGTAAGATTATAGGATCTGAGCTTATCCGGGTCGTCGTACGGGCGGTACATAATCCGATGTCCATTCTGAAGGTCATAGTACTGTTTCTGTGTGTTGATCTTTCGTATGAATGCGATTGGCATATCCGCTTCGATTTCTCGTTTAATCGTCTGTTCATACTGGGATGCAACATTGGCGCCAATAAGTGTGTTACCGGCAGGGGTAATGAGGACGTGCTTATAAATTTCCTCGCGTGAGGTTAGAGTCTTACCGGAACCGTAACCCCCGAAATTACCAACGAACATATGTGGGTCTTCGTGGAATGCATGTTGGTGGGCTTGCGGAATGTAAGTATTGTAATAGGAATTACAATTCTTATTGGAACACTCTTTCCAGAACTCGGAAGGACCGGTGTTCATTGCTGTAGTGGGTTGCCACTTTTGTCCGCAACGGGGGCATCGTTCTAGCATGGTTTTCGGTTAGCCTGTTGTTTCTTGAGATACTCGGTTAATTGCATACCTGAAGTAGCGGCATCCTTAATGATTTTATTCTCAGCTTCAAGAATAGCCTCTTCAGTTAAATCTGGGATTTCTGAGGATGGGATGATGCCTTCCAGGATATTGGTGAATGCGATATTCATACGGTCGTACATATCGGTATTCATCATATCTTTTTGGGATTGGGGCACATTCTTGAGTATCATAGAAATGACCTTCACCAGCGCAGTTAATAACATATCAATTATTAATTGAGCAGGAAGGCCCTCGGAAAAGTCCAGTGCGAACTGACTGGTCTTTTGATTGTATGAGATTGTCATGTGTTTGGTAAATTTTGCCATATTGATGATCTCCTTTCGATATTTTGAGTTTAGCAAATATTTACAAAAATGTCAAGTGTTAGGGGTACCCCCCGTCTTCTATATACGGATTATTTTTCGGGTGTTTATTTGTTAGTTTATTGAACAACAAAAAGAATTAGGTATCCGATGGTTCTATATTTTGAGTAGGCATATTTTGTAAGTTTTATTGAACAACAAAATATATAAGTATTCTATATATGTATATAGAGTATAAGTGAAAATAGTAAATTTTAAACCCCACCCCTATGCCTAATAACGTTATTGTAAACAGTAACTAAGATAATCATGTCTTGGTTTATTTATTATTATTGTAGAAGGAGAAACAATAATGAAGATCAGAAAGTCAGAAGCTGTAACACAGCAAGTAGTTAATGTAGCATACGAAAATGCAAGAGTAGCATACTATGAATCAAAGATAGTAAATAGACAGTTTGCTGAACTCATGTTTAGAGCAGAGACATGCATCTATGCAGACACAGACTGTTATTGGGCAACATGTACATTCAACAACAAGAACATTCCACATGCTTGTATGTATTGTAAAGAGTTTGAAAGAAAGGCAGGTAAGTAACATGATGTATATTTATGAAGGCAATGCAATAAACATACTAATATACGTTATAGTAACAGTCGTTGTAGCAATAGCAGTTATAAAAGGAGAAATCAAATGAACAGATGTAAAGCAGGTTTAGTAGAAACAACATACATCAACAGTTATAAAGAAGTATTTATGCATGATGAGAATCAGTATGAGCCAGAACCTGCATGGATACGTAAGTCTTGGTTTGATGACTATGTTCATAACTTCGGACGTGGACAGGATTTCGGTATTGCTAATAGTATTAAAAGATTGGAGAAATAAAATGAATAAGAAAATATCATATGAACAACATCTACAGAATATCGCTACAGAATGTGGTGATCAGTACTACAACTGTAAATGTATTGTTGAAAATCTAGAACGTGCCTGTATTGAATCAGGTTTAATTAAATCTACATTATTGTTAGAAGAATACGCTGAAGATATTATGTAAGTGAAAGGAGAATCACTATGAAATTAATTCAAATCGTTAGAGTAAACGGAAATGCTCATGTAATTCCTGTAACAATTCCAGCCAAGGAAAAGCCTGTTGACTACCAATCAGTATTGTTCACTCACCCAGAGCTGGACAAGACAACTAATCAGTTCACTAACTATCTTGAAGAAGAAGCTAAGCTTACTGGCTTATCTACAGACTCAATGACATTCTGGGAAACAGGATACCTCAAATCTAACATATCAGATGAGATTGTACCAAGAAAAGAATTGGAAAGGAAATTGTTGGATACAGACTCTGGATTCTATAGTGAGGAGTTAACACACGCTTGGCGTTTGTTCTTAATGCAGAACCCAAGTAACATGATGCATTTCTTTGCTCCAAACTGGAACAGATGCACATGCGTCAAACCGGCTGTATGGCACAGTCAAGCTTTTTGTCCTATATGCGGAGCTGCAAACTTTCACTATGAAGGATATGTTGCAACCTATCATGGAAAATTGATAACTACACAAGACATTGTAGCCTTTAGCATTCCGGCTGAAGACTATGAACTACTGGAAGAAGTAACTGAGGAATACCTCGCCAGTGAACATCGTATGTTTGATACAATATCAGATGATCAGATAGCAGATCAGGATACAGTCATAAAGATTGTATTCAATAACAACTCTTACTAAACTATAATAGAAATCAGCCTCTACGATGTGGAGGCTTTTTTCTTGGCCTAGCCACAACTTACAGATCTACCTCCGTGTAGCAGTACTTAATTCTACTTCGGGAGTTTGAACACTTCGAATGTTTAAATGCAATAGTTTGAATTGTTTGTTCAATTGCTCGCTTCTGTCTGTCTTTCGCTGAAATTGCAAGTTTCAGTCCGTTTTTCCATTTTTTTCCATGGAAGTTTTTCACTTTGACTTTTTTTTTCGATTTTTTTTTTTTCGATTTTTGTCGTATTTTAATTACAATATATACATATATTTACAAACAATAAATGAATATATGTAAATATATGTAAGTAATGTAAATTAACTGGATAAATTGTAATAAAAAAGTGACAAAATGACTACTTTTCTAAAATTAAAAAACTTTCCAAAAGTAAAATCTCCTGACATATATTTACATTTCTGGAAACACCATTTTGTCAATCTTTAACACAATTCTCCACCTCGGTCGCCCCAAGAATGGGGCTCGCTCCCTCGGTTTATATCTTATATACTACACAAAGGAGAAATAACATGAACGATGAAATGAATCTACCATATTTTTATGTTGTCAAAGACCAATGTTACGTCAAAGAATCAGTATTTGAATACGAAGGAACGGAAATGGACGACTTTATGTTACTAGAAGAATATGATGTTGTCTCACCTGCCTTTCAAACTAAACCTGAAGCGGAATACTGGCTTGCTCATATTGAATCACGTTAATCGGGCTTCCGCCCCCTTGGACGGGGACGGGCGTTCGCCCTCTGGCTTTCGTTTATTCCCTATATTTTATATTGTTTATTACAAAAGGAGCACAAAATGGCATTTGATTTTGGAAAATTTGATGGTAAAAAACCATCCCTTGAAATCGCAGAAGGAATCCATGAAGCAACATTGGAAAAGACTGAATTAAAGACCGCAAAAGATGGCAATCTATACTTATCCCTATGGTGGAGACTTACCGAGACCAGACAGGTTGTTTTCGACATCGTAGTGGACCCAGATGACAAGAACAAGCTCAATTCTTACAAGATTTGGAGACTTGCTCAAATTCTGAAGTTCCCACTAGGCAAAATGGTTAAATCACCCAAAGAAAACCTAGTTGCCATCAAGACTAAACTTGATAAATGTATTGGCGAAATTATCCTCGTTGATGTTGCAATCAAGCAGAACGGCGAGTATACTAACAATATCGTTTCAGCAAAAAAGGAAATGTTCTATGCTCTTGATGCATCTCCAGCATCAATTGCTCAGGACGACGACGAAGCCGTAAGCGTTCTGGACTAATCATCCCAGCCTAGAACTACGGTCAATTGGGGCATCTGATATCTCAGGTGTCCCATATATTTTTAACTGATATCAGTTGCTGTACAAGCAATATGACAAGAAATTAGGGTATGGAACGAAAGGAATACAAAATGATTAAGATGCCAGAT